ACTGCGCTTTTTCGTCTTTGGTCTGGACAAACTTATCTACTAAGCCTCCTATCTTTTCAGCGACAGCTCCACCAGTAGATCCAAATAGTTTAGTTAAGATCTTAAACATTGTCCTCTGGTTTATCCTCAGAGATCACTGTATCATATCCAGTAACCTCGTAAAATTTATACTTGGTTTTCCCTTTTTTGTCTTTGTATGCCTGTAGCATCTCCTGTCTATTCTGGCTACAGTTAATGTAGCTCACATGAATCCAGTCAGGATTAGAATCATCGCCAAACTCCCAGATCAGTTGATCAAAATCTAGATTTTCTCTGATGTAGTGAAATAGATCAGCATTAGTCTTAGATCCAGTAGCATCAATATCAATGGCGCTACCTCGCATGTGAAGTGATCGAAATGATCCACCTATAGCAGCATTAAGCGCCTCAGATCTAAAAAAGCTATTTACTCTGATTGGCTCATTCGCCCATGATCTAAGAGGCTCAAATACATTACGAGCTAGTACTCTCATGTGTTTTAATTGTTGTGCATCTGGAGTGTTGTCGATGCCTTGCTCCTCTGCTGTCTCAGACTTAATAGCCTCAGACCAGCTGATGTGTTCGCTTATGTATGTCATTGTTCATTTGTTTTAATTTCTACTCTGATCACAGCTCTGTAATAAGTCTTTCCATTTGTATACTCCTCTAGATAAGTAGTCTGTCCTATTAGCAGTGAATAAATGTACAGTCCCTCTGCACTTAGATCATAGTAACTCTCTGGCGATACTCTTAGTCTGTCATAGATCTGAGAGACCAGCTGATTAACTTGCAGCTCACCTCCAGCTCCAGAGTCATAAGAAGTAACACACTCTATCCTAACTACAGTGTCTACCATTTTACTGCTTCTATTAAACTCTGACTCTCCAGAGCTAATAGTGTAAACCTTTATAAAAGGCTCAGAGGCATTTAGAGGCACTTTATTATAGATCTGGACATTAGATCCATTTAACTGAATTACTCCTGTTAGATCGTCTATTATGGCCTTTCTGAGATGATGTGCTGGCTCTTTCATTTAATAGCGTTTTTTAATGCGATCTCAAATCGTCTGATGATCCTTTTAATTCCTTTATCTACATTAGGCTCAAAATAAGGCTGTGCTGGCTGAAACCTTGTACCATATTCTAGATAACCAGAGTATGGAGCTTTGGCATAGATCACAGCCTCCTTATTTTCTCTAGTGTAGTCATACCCTATATTACGCCTCAAGTTTCCTGTATCAATAGGAGAGTCTTTCTGGGCATTACTAGATATAGCTCTAGACTCCTCGTTTAGAATCCTGTGAGCTTCTCTATCATTGATTGCCAGAAGTTTTTTAAACTTGGCAGCCAGCTCTTTGTTATCTTTTGGATTGATTTTAATCTCCATGCTTTGAACATTTTACTAAGCTGTAAAAGTCTTGATCGTACTCCTCGATGGCGTTGATCTTGTACTTTCCTGACTGGCTTTCTAGCTCTAGTAGATCTGTTTGTATTTGCAGTGTGTCTGCTGTCTTTTTTCTGACTATTAGCTCCAGATCTGTTACTCTTTTTTGACCTGTTTCTAGGTTTTGGAGTTGGCTTTTCAGCTCCTTTTTTTGCGCCCATATTGTCGAATTTAAAATCAGAGCAGACTCAGATACACCACCATACCCATCAGATTGAGTAGTCTGGCGATAGACTCTAACTCTTTTATTTAGTTTTCCAGCTTGCATTAGATGTAGATCTGTTTATATGGATCAAGTATGCTCTGGATATTTAAAGGCACTTCTGTCACGATAGTACCAGTCACAAATGATGCTCTGTTGTCATAAAGAGTAGAGACAAACATTTTCAGTGCGCTCTTGATCACTTGGTTATTAATTCCAGCAGTAGTGTAGGTGATCTTGACATCCTTAGCTGGTAGACTGTTTAAGATCAGTCTATTAGATCCTACACCTTTAGTAGTGTATGGAGCAGCTGATCCCTCAGCAGTAACTGAGCTGATAGATGATACATCGCCAAAAGGTAAATCAATTACCTCTCCATGATCTACATACTCTTGATAGTAAGTACGAGACTTAGATACGATGTCTGAGCTGATATACATCTCACACCATTCTCTAGCTGTCACGATCATATTTTCCAGTAGACCATCATCTGCATCAGTGTCGATCCTGATGTAGTTTTTAAAGTCTGTCTCAGTCAAAGGCTCTGCACCTACTACTGAGTTAATTAACATCTCTGGCATTATTTAGCTCTTTTAGTTACTCTTTTAGATACTGCTTTATTCTCTTTGGTCTCAGCTGGTTTCTGCTCTTTCTTAGCTGGCGCTTCTTTGACTTCTTTAGCGATACCTTTTTGGATGTAGATTTTCGCTGTTTTATCAATGATCTGTAAGATCTCGCCCACATGGAGTAGCCTTTGGCCATTAAAAACCTCTTTAATTATTTCTACTTTCATTGGTATTATCTTTAAAAACAAAGGTACTAAAAAAGCGCCACCTCCTCTGATAGCGCTTATAGTGTAGTGTGCTGAGTAAAGCTGTAGTCATTGAAGTAGACCCCATACTGATTGTCTGGACTAACTCTGACAGATGACTGGCCTCCTATTATGCTAAAATGCACCACAAAGAAACCATTAAAATAACTAGAGTACAGTGCAAAATAATCGACATCAGCAGCGCTGTAGTATCGATCTTTACTTCTTGCATCAATAACAAATTTAACAGTTGTTCTACCTCGATCCATTTCTCTACTCAGAGACTTGACTTGGATCTTTAGCAGCTGGTGATCTACATCCACTATGAGATCATAGGGACTAGAGTGTCTCAGAGGCATGGACACATCAAATCCTCTGGACATGCACTCTAGGGCAAACTTATGCTCACCTAGACAGCCAAATTGGTTAGAGGTCATGCCACTAAAGTAACTAAAAATCAGCTACTTGTCTAGTGCCAGTGTTTGAGGTACTTATCGTATAGGTAGCTAGTGATCACAGCAGCTGCGATACATCCCAGTGTGATCCAGATCATGTCAAAGACATAGAGTAAGATCACGATCACTATAGGTAGTAGAATCCTATTCATATTTAGTCTGTTTAATTAGTCTATAAATGGCGTATGCAAACTCTAGTCTACCCTTGTATGTGTTAAGAGTGACATAGTTACCATCGATCCTGTAGCGTTTCTCTATAACGCCTTCGTCTCCAGAGAGGTATAGGGCATAATATACATCTGCATGCTCCAGATAAACCATGTCATACATATCTACAGCCTCTATGATCTCCACAGAATCTGTCTCTTTGGCGATAAATGATACAGCAGCTCTCATCTCATGCTGGCATCAAAGCAGTTACTGGAGCAGAAGTCTCCCTCATTGTCTACTGGTCTGTCACATTCTGGACATTTGTGATCATCAGAAAGATGCTCAGATAAAAGGCGATCATAGTACTGATCAAAATTTGCACTCATAGTGTTTGATTTTAGGATTTGCCCAAAGGTATATAAAAATCTCTCTCATTTACAAAGTGTAGATTTTTTGTGTATTTGTAAAAAAAGTGTATATTGCAGTATATTAATCAAATAATTACTAATTAATTTATCACATTATGAAAGCAAAAGATTTAAAAACTCACCTAGATGCACTGAAAAAACTCTCAGATAACTGGAGACAAAAGATGGATCAGATCACAGATCCTAAGAAACTTGAAAACTTAAAAGTCAGATTTAGTAACGACATGATCTTCTACTCTGGGATGGCTAACAAGTACAGATCTATGAGAGAGGCTTATAATGCAGAAGTCAATACCTATGCTGATCTACTGAAATACGCTAACAGAAAACTAGAAACCATATAAATCCAATAGGGCCTCGAAAGAGGCCTTTTCACTTTAACCCTATTACTATGTCACAGAATACACCACAAATGACTAACGAACAAGTTAAGAGGCTGCTCTGGTTAGCGCCTCAGTTTAATGATTACAGTACTGAGGATCTGGAGATCCATCATGCTAAGATCTCTAAGAGAGTAGAGTATAAGATCGAGTCAGAGGCTTGGGATATGGCGTACTTTATCGAGCTGCTTAGAGTGATCTCTAAGACTTTATCTGATCGCTACATCGATGATGCTAAAGCTATGAATTATCGCCAATTTGTAAAGTAATGGAAAGAGTAGTCATTAAATTCAATAAGGCTGGAGACACCTTTGATCTGTACTGTAGTACTCGCTTTATCCAGAGCTTTCAAAACTATGGCCCAGCTGCGTTGCATGCCTGTGCTATCTGTGAGCTGACTGGTACTAAGTTCTTTGCTTTTGAGGAGAATCACTGGAGAGATCATAAGCCTTACAGGAAAATCATTAAGCTCTTTGACAAGCTGGAGATCTATGATGCTAAGAGGATCATGAGTCTGAGACTTGGGATCAATTTCTGATCCAAACCACTACAAATAAAAAAGAGGCCCTACAGAGGCCTCTTTCTTGTTTATGCTATATAAGTATTAAGCAGTCTCTAAAGCAGCTTTAGCTACTGAGAAAGTACCTTGTACGATAGCGTTAGGTAAGTAAGTTGTAAGACCTACTCTTTCGCTGGCTTTTACTGTTACAAAGCCATCTCTAAAGTTTGTAGAATCCTCACGAGAAAACTCGATAGCTAGGTTCTCACGAATCCAAAGCTGAGTAGCTACAGCTAAGTTACCTACTAGGAAAGATCCAGCAGAAACAGCAGTACTAGCAGTAACAGGTACGCCCATGATATTAGGCTGTAGACCTGAGTAGATTTGCTGTCTTAGGTACTCATTAGCAGTAGATTTAAGTAGAGCGATCTTGTGTAGATCTGTAGGATTTACTAAGATAGTATCAGCTCCATAGTTAGATAGTGCTAATTGGTTTAAAGCAGCTACTAGTACATCGTACTCGTTAGCAGACTCAATAGCAGCAGCAAATCCACCAGCAGCAAAAGCAGCTCCATCAGTGAATAAACCATCTAAGTTAGGAGATGTACCATCACCATTTAAGATCTGGCTATCTTCTAGAGATAAGATCTTCTCTGGTACACGAGCAGATAGGTAAGATAATAACTGTGGAGTATCATTTAACATCTCCTCAGTGATTCTCATAAATGTACCTAGCTTCTCCATGTTTACAGAGCTTGCAGTGATGTCAAAATCTGACTGTCCTAGAGTTGCACCTTGAGCAGCTGTAGCAGCTCCATTGTCGTATGCAGACTCTTTTGGATAGCGAATTGTTTGAGCATCAGTAGATCCATTAGGGATTAACTGGCGAATATGTACTCTGCGTGATGGATCAAACTTGATGTCTGAGATCACTTGCTCAGCAGCTACTACTCCAGTGTAAGAGTTAGCCATAGTCATGTCTCCAGCTTTGATCTCAAAACGAGCAGCGTTTGAGTCACCTTTAACTAGTCCCTCTACTGCACCTTCTTTAAGTGCTTTTAGTAAAGATCCTTTAAAAGATTTAGGCTCAGCTCCAGCAGCAGATTTTTTAGCAGCTACCTCAGCTTGATCTAGTCTTTCGTTCATTCCTACTACTTGCTCAGTAAGATTTTTGATTTCGCCATTAAGTACAGAATCTACCTGTCCTTTAGCATTATCCTGAGCTTGGTTAAATGCTTTTTCGATTTTAGCATCTAAAACCTCAGAAATTTGGCTTTTGATTTCGTTTAAATTTTCCACGATTAGTGTGATTTTAAAGATTGTAAAATATGTTTATAGACCTCGCTAGAGTCTGGCTTCACTACTTCTGGCTCAGTAACCTCTATATCAGTTGGCTGAGTAGATAAATTCATGAATAAAGACTTTAACTTATAGATTTCAGCTTCAATGGCATAACCCATATCATCTGATATATCTCCTTTTCTTAGGAGCTTAGCTAAACGATCATAACGCTCAGCT